AGAAGGTGCAATGGACAGCGAATCTATCTTTAAACAATACAGTCAATATTCTAAGGAAGACCTAATGCAGGAATTCCCAAATATAACACCTAAGGATGCACAGACCATAGTTAACTACAGTCAATATGCTTGGGATTTTGTAAAAAGCGGTGCTACAAAACAACCAGAATTTATCAATGCTAAAAATCAAGTAATACAAAGAGTTCAACAAGCTATGAGTGGTGGCGGTGAATCTAAGGTCGGATTCGAAGCCTTTGAATCTTGGGCAGACTCTGTTGTAGAAGGAACATTAAATCCTGATATGCTAGGACTACTAATTGAATTACTACAGACAGGATTAACATTTGGCGGCAATGATGCGTTTGGTGCAATTGCTGCATTAGAAAACATCGGCATGTCAAATCATCGTGACTGGGATAAATTAGAAGCAGCACTTCGTGGTGCCGCAGGTGCTAACCCAGACGGTGATCCTAAAGATGTTATTGTTCCTTGGCTACAAAAAGATGATCCAGAAGCAGCCGCAGAAATTCAAAGAATGACAGAACCACAACAGGCAGAACCTGCGCCTGCTGATCCTTCGGCAGCACCTGTCGAACCTCCCGTAGCAGAAGGTTTTGACCCTGTAGAACAAGCCTACTATGACTGGTCACAAATTCTACAAAAAGACGGTTATCGAAACCCCAACGTGTCCGGTGCTGATGCATTAGAACTAGTGGCAGGAGATTATCGAGGACCAGATGGCTACGTATCTACCATTAGAAATATTTTGACCTATGTCAAACAGAATCGTGCAGTACTTGGTAAAGCAGTGTCAGATCATAAAACAGTTAAAGATTGTATCATAGATATTAAAAAAGAGTATCCTCAATTTTACCAGGCAGCACAACAACCGGAAGGTGTAGACGAAGGTCCTGCTGATGAACCAGTCCATCAAGACCCTGATGCTGACGATAAGCGTTGGGACGATATGGACGAATCTGAAGACAGTATGGACAATGCCGAAATAAAGGAACCCCGTCAAGCATCAACACGTGAAATTGCCGAAACTGTAATGTCATTTTGTGATAAAGAAAATATGACATTCCCTAAAGGTGAGGAAGGCGTAATCATTCGTTGTGGTAAAATGTACGGGCCACGAGGTGAACAGTTAGCAAAAGGGTTGATTGAACATATCAAACAACAACGTGAAGCAAAAGAAGCTCAAAGGTCTGCTGTTATGCAGTTTGAAGAAATTCGTAGGCTGGCCGGCTTAGTCAAGTAAATACCCTAAACATTTAGGGTACTTATGAATATAGAATTTTTCTCTCACGAACAACAAGATGAGTTCGTTTATAATCTCTTTGACGGAAAAACCAACGGTACGTTTATTGACCTGGCCTGTGCTCACCCAATCACAGGGAATAATACATATACACTGGAAAAATACTGCGGCTGGACAGGCTGGTGTTTTGATCTAGTCGATGTTGAGAGTAGAGATCAATGGAGTTCAAAACGTCAAACAAAATTTCATCAAATGGATGCTACTTCTGCAGAATTTGCGGTATTTTTAACCAATAATATTCCGCATGATACTGTTATTGATTACATTTCTTTAGATATTGACGGCGCCAGTATGCAGGCATTAGATAGAATAATTCTAGGTGGTGTAAAATTTAAAGCAATGACATTTGAACACGAATCTTTCAAAGACGAATATCTAAGAACAGCGTCACGGGCAACATTAGAAGGTCTAGGCATGGTACGCTTATTTGAAGATGTGGTAATTCCACCAGTGCTGGGATATTATCCTGGTAAAACTCAAATATTTGAAGATTGGTGGATAAATCCTGATTATTTTGATGCAGATATACTGTCTATCAAAACCAGCGGACAAGAATTTAAACACAATGTTGAGCTTCTTAAGCAATATAAAAATTTATCATATACTGGTATACACGCTTGTTCACTAGCATGGCCTAATGAATACAAAATATTTGACGGACCACATCAAGAAGCAGAATACAAGGAAAAATTCCGGAAATATTATCAAGAAAATTAATTCGGCAAAAATATTTTGTTCTCCTGTTGACAGGATAAATAAAACTGTGTATAGTTAACGCTATGCACAGTTTTTCTTTTTAGTCAGTTGGCTAGAAAGAAGAGGCAACTAAAGGCATATTATCAAGGAGAAACATTATGGCAACTTTAGCAGAAATCAGAGCAAAACTTCAAGCATCATCTCAACAAAACACCGGCGGCTCGACAGGTGGAGACAACGCAATTTACCCCCATTGGAATATCGCAGAAGGACAGACCGCAACGGTTCGTTTCTTACCTGACGCTGATCCAAACAATACCTTTTTCTGGATTGAACGTGCAATGATCAAGTTGCCATTCGCCGGTGTTAAAGGTGAAACAAACTCAAAACCCGTGACTGTACAAGTTCCTTGTATGGAAATGTGGGGCGAGACTTGCCCAATCTTAACTGAGGTTCGTCCTTGGTTCAAAGATCCAAGTCTTGAAGACATGGGTCGTAAGTACTGGAAGAAGAAGAGCTTCTTGTTCCAAGGCTTTGTAGTTGACAGCCAATACAAAGAAGATGGGAAACAGCCAGAAAATCCAATCCGTAGATTTATCATCGGTAGCCAGATTTTTAACATTATCAAGGCTGCATTGATGGATCCAGACATGGAAGAATTGCCAACAGACTACCTACGTGGCGTTGATTTCCGTATTGTAAAAACTAGTAAAGGTGGTTATGCAGACTATTCTACTAGTAACTGGGCTCGTCGTGAACGTGCTCTTACTGAAGAAGAAAATGCAGCCGTTAAGCAACACGGTCCCTTTAATTTAAAGGACTTTTTGCCTAAGAAACCAGGTGAAGTTGAACTCAAGGTTATGAAAGAAATGTTTGAAGCGTCAGTCGACGGTGAAGCATTTGACATGGAACGTTGGGGTCAATATTTTAAACCAGCTGGTATGGGTGGAAGTGGTCAAGCAACTGGTAGCGGATCATCTGCACCAGCTAAGGCAGTACCTGCACCAACAAAGGCAGCACAAGAAGACGAAGCTCCTTTTGAAACTGATACTCCTAAGGTGTCAGCACCGGCAGCTACTGGCGGTTCAGAAGCCAGTTCACGAGCACAAGACATCTTGGCAAAGATCAAAGCACGTCAGACAACTTAATCTAGGGGATCATAATGGGAAAAGCATTTGATATCTCTAAATTCCGTAAATCTATCACTAAATCTATTGACGGTTTAGGTATTGGATTTAATGATCCGACAGATTGGATCAGTACCGGTAACTATGCTCTTAACTATTTGATCTCTGGGGACTTCCTTAAGGGAGTTCCCCTTGGCAAAGTTACAGTCTTTGCAGGAGAAAGTGGTGCAGGCAAAAGTTATATTTGTTCTGGTAACATTATTAAGAACGCACAAGAGCAAGGCATTTATGTTATCCTAGTTGATAGCGAAAATGCTCTCGATGAAGAATGGCTAAAGGCGTTAGGAGTAGATACCAGCGAAAATAAACTGTTGAAACTCAACATGGCTATGATCGATGACGTGGCAAAAACCATTTCAGAGTTCATGAAAGAATATAAATTGATGCCAGTTGAAGAACGTCCTAAAGTTATGTTTGTAGTCGACAGTTTAGGTATGTTGTTAACTCCAACTGATGTAAATCAGTTCGAAGCAGGTGAAATGAAAGGTGACATGGGCCGTAAACCTAAAGCACTTACATCACTTGTTCGTAACTGTGTTAACATGTTTGGTACTTATAATGTAGGAATGGTTTGTACAAATCACACCTATGCTAGCCAAGACATGTTTGATCCTGATGATAAGATTTCAGGCGGTCAAGGCTTCATTTATGCATCAAGTATTGTGGTTGCTATGAAAAAGTTAAAACTTAAAACAGACTCAGACGGTAATAAAACTTCTGAAGTACACGGAATTCGTTCCGCTTGTAAAATTATGAAGACTCGGTATGCTAAACCTTTTGAAGGTGTGCAGGTTGAAATTCCATATTCAACAGGTATGAGTCCAACTAGCGGTTTAGTTGACCTTTTTGAGAAAAAAGGTATATTGACAAAGAGCGGAAATAAGTTACAATATATAAGTAAAGCGACAGGTGAAGTCTTTTCAGAGTTTCGTAAAAACTGGACAGAAGAAAAACTTTCAGTGATTATGACAGAATGGGATGAGTCAGCTGTTACCGCTGTTTTAGTGGAAGAAACTGAGGAAGCATAATGGAAGAAAGTTTAATTATGGAAGTTTGGGATACCTTCCGTGAATATATCCCTGACAAAAACAAAGAAATGGCTGCAAATCAATATGTCGATTTCTTGCTCGGTAAAGATGTCGATACATCTGTGCTAGAAGGCCTCATGGGCTATGATCCCCATCTTGATGATGCTATCAAAGCAGTGATAGATGAAACTAAAGAATGGGAAGACGGCGAAGATGAAGACGGTTATTACGAGGAAGATGAGGACTAATGATGAACTGGTATAGCAAAGTCAGCAAAGACATTGCCCATTTGCCAGGATGCATCGATTACTACTACGCAGAGCTAGACGAAGCCAAGAAAGAGGTCAAGGTCTATGGAAACATGGAAAAGGCCTCTGCGGCTTTGCCTGGCATTGTAGCTCATCGATTCAATCAGCTTCAAGAAATTGAAGGCGTTCTCGAATATCTAAACATTGAACTACGTAGGCTTCGTTCGAAGACCTTTAAAAAGTATTTGGAAAACTATCAACGTGCCTTAAGCAGTAGAGATGTTGAAAAATATGTAGATGGTGAAGCAGACGTTGTTGATATGGAAAAAATTATCAACGAATTTGCTCTGCTACGTAATCAATGGTTAGGTATTATCAAAGGACTTGACATCAAACAATGGCAGATGAGTAATATCATTAAACTACGAACTGCTGGAATGGAAGATATTTCAATTTAATATGACACTCTACGTTGAAGATCTAATTTGTCGATTGGCCTCAGACGGCGCATATCTTTTTTCTCAGGAGGTACCAGTATGGTCGGGAGATCGAGCTGTGATACAAAGCCTAGCAGCGGCACATACTCAAGGCCGCGCCTATACTCAAAAGCAGAGAGACCTTGTCATGCGGCTAGTTAAAAAGTATCAAAGCGCCTTAGTGGGAGAATTTGGAAAACTGGCTACCGATGCAATTGATTTAACAAGTTTTAGATTTCCTGTAGCTGAAGCTAAATCTTCAACAAAGTATATTAAAATAGAAAACAAGAAAATATTGGTATCCTTCCCTTATAGTGAAAAATTAGTAGAAAATATCAAAAAGTTCAAAGCCTCTACCAAGGTCAAATTAGCCGAATGGGATGTAGATAAAAAGGTATGGGCGTTCGATCTCGAAGAATCAAACGTACTATGGGTTGCTAATAACCTAATGACTCCAGAATTTACAGTGGATGACAATTTTCTTGAAATTTTTGAAGAAATTACCCAGGTCCTTGAAAATATCGAGGACCATGTACCTATACTGGTTAATACTGAGGCCGGTTTTAAGTTTGCCAACGGACACAAGACCCTACCAGATATTGATGCTGATAATGTGATTGAGGCAGTTTTACTGGCCAAGCACTATGGCATTTCAGTATGGGACGAAAAGGTGTCAAATTTGTTAAAAAATGAAGAAATTTCGCCTGTTTTAGATAAGTTTATTAATGAAACCGGTTCAGAAAATTTAAATTTCGACTCGAGTACAACAAACATTGATCAGTTTAAAGACCTGTTCAAGTTTAATGTGCCTGTACTGATCGTCATTCCGGCCGGCTATGAACTCAAGTACCTAAAAAATTGGTACTTTTGGTTAAAATCACAAAATTTCCAAGAAAAAGACATTTCTGTGATGTTTAGGTTAGAGAACACAGTAGGACGCGATTTCAATGATTACGTGAGAACCTTTGAGCTAAACACTCCTCTCCACGAAAATACAAAAATTGTGTTTATCAGCCAAAAGTTACCTAAGCCTATAATTAAGTCAGGCATTGATTTTAAATTTGTGTTAAACTTAGGCAATATTACAGGGGTTCACTATAGTATCACCAGCTACCTACAAAATGAACCTTGTATGATCAAATACACTGACACCAAACAACTAGGCTATCGAAGTGACGTACTGTAAAATTATCATCAAGGATGAGGTTAATGTTAAGATTGAAAATTTAGATCTTGACACACGTAAATCTTTGGTGAAAAAATTCAAATATTTTGACCAAAAAGCCAGATACCTACCAGCTTACAAGTTAGGTCGGTGGGACGGCTGTACCAGCTTCTTCGGCCTGGGCGGCGGCACGTATATGAGCATACTTCCAGAGGTCATTGAAGAATTAATTAGACAGGGGTATGATCCCGAACTTGAAGATCTACGTAACTCTACCCCACTGAATTTTGCCGAAATTTCTGAAGATTTTTGGGGTGATCAAACTTGGCCAGAAGGTCATAGATTTGCCGGTGATAAGATTAGACTTCGTGATGACCAAGTAGAAGTAGTCAATAAGTTTCTTGAAAATCCTCAATGTATTCAAGAAATTGCCACTGGGTTCGGAAAAACAATAACTACGGCTACACTGGCAAAAATTGTCGAAAAATATGGTCGAAGCATAATCATTGTACCAAACAAAAGTCTAGTCGAACAAACTGAAGAAGACTTCATTAACTGTAGATTAGATGTAGGTGTGTACTATGGTGATAGAAAAGAGCTAGGTAAAACTCACACAATTTGTACCTGGCAGAGCTTGAATATTTTAGACAAGAAATCACAGGACAATGACGAATTATTAACACTGGCTGAATTTCTTGACGGAGTTCAAACAGTGATGGTTGATGAGGTACACATGGCCAAAGCTGATGTATTGAAGCGACTGTTGACTCAGAATATGAGTAATGCACCTATTCGTTGGGGGTTGACTGGTACAGTGCCTAAAGAGGATATAGAATTTCAAAATATTCGAGCTGCTTTAGGTGATGTAGTACATCGTGTATCGGCACATGAACTACAGGAAAAGGGTGTATTAAGTAATTGTCATGTGAATGTTATTCAAACTGCCGAGTGGAAAGAGTTTGGAAGTTATCCAGAAGAGTTAAAATTTTTAGTAACTGACACAGATAGAATGACATGGGTTAGCAAACTGGTACAGGGCATAGCAGAAAGCGGAAATACACTGGTACTAGTTGATAGAATTGAATCAGGAAAATTTATAGTAAATGAGATACCGGACAGCGTTTTTATTTCTGGAGAGGTAAAAACCAAAGATAGAAAAGAAGAATACGATGAAGTTAAAACTGCTGATAAAAAGATTATTGTGGCGACTTACGGTGTGGCCGCTGTGGGTATTAATATCCCTAGGATTTTTAATCTGGTTCTTCTTGAGTCCGGAAAGAGCTTTACTCGCGTTATACAAAGCATTGGCCGAGGTATTCGAAAAGCCGACGACAAAGACTTCGTCCAAATCTGGGACTTGACAGCATCTACAAAATATGCTAAAAAACACTTAACAGAACGTAAACGCTTCTACAAGGAAGCCAAGTATCCGTTCACAATTGAAAAGGTAAAATATTAATGCAAATTCTAACGCTGGATGATAAAATCTATCACCTAAATGATCTCCCCGATGAGATCGATGACGACTTGAGATTTGCGGTTCTTGACAACAGCGATCCTTCAAATCCAGATTATTTTTATATTCCACTGATCTTTTTAGAAAGTTTTACAGCGCCTGCGGCAGTGTTAAAAGTTGGTCCTTATACCGTTAACATGCCCTTGGATTGGTGTACTATTGTTGGCGATCCGGAAGGACCTGATATGGAAATTATGCCGTTAACCAGTCTTAATGATCGTGGATTTAAAACATTTTTGTTCAATCCTCTAAGCGGATTCCGACCAGAATTTTATGACGTAGATATCATTGATGTATATCAAGATGTTAAATGGTATTTTCCAAAGATGAAGCCAGGTCAGCTGTTGTGTACTCCTTTATCTGAAGATCCAAATCCCCTATGTGCTTATTTTGTCAAAGAAGTTTCGAGACAAAGTGAGCTAGTTGACTACAGTAAATGTTGGTAATATGGGATCACTGACTCCGGGTGCAACATATATCTACGAACGTGTAGGCGATAAAGTGTATGCTCGTGAAGAAGGAAAAAATGAAAGGACACTTGTGGGCTACGACTGGAAAAGAGATCCGCTAGATCATAGAAATTATATGAGCAGTCCCCATGACGCTCAACTTTGGCATGACATTAGACAAGCTGCCTTGGACAATAAAGAATTGGAATATGCTCTAGAACGTGTTAAACTATTATATTATCTAAGTAGAGATAAACCAGAACCCGTACAACATCATCCAGTATAATATGGCAACCGCAAAACTTGACATCGGCAGAGAACTAAGTGCAGTAAATCAAAGAAATCATGATTTCTACAAAAATCTCACAGACGATGAAAAAAAAGCCTTTAGCCCATATCTCCTGATGCGATATATCAGTAATCCGCAGACTGACCCTGATACCTATGAGTTTATTTTAGATCGTGTTAATAATCTAGTAAACATTAATCATTGGACATTAAGCAAGGGAAACAAGCAATTATTGTGGGAATTATTTGCTAGTTGTGGGATAGGTGTTAATCTCAAATATCAATATCTCAAAGCACCGGGCAAAGAAAAAGCCAACAAAATCGAAAAACTTTTAGAAGAATTATATCCTTCAATGAAGATGTCTGACATTAAACTCTTGGGCAGTTTAATGACCAAAAAAGACTGCGAAGAGCTGTTTGACAACATGGGATTTGATAAAAAACAACGGAAAGAATACGAATGACAGATTTTAACAAAACTCAAATTAAAGATATTAATATTAAATTTGGAAACAAACTTTGGAATCCTCAGACTCATAATATACTCTTATCATATGATCCTAATTATGTTACAGGGTTCTCAGTTAAAATAGTAGCAGTGTATGATACACCACCTATTACTGACCTTGATAAAGCAAAACAGGTATTACAAAAATTTAGAATTAAATGATGGAATTAGTAGACCAACCTTTTAATTGTGTACACTGCGGCAAGAGTTTCATGAAAGAGAAAACTCTTGTTGCTCACATGTGTGAACAAAAAAGGCGTGTACTACAAAAAGATGAAAAACGTGTTCAGACAGGATTTTTTGCCTACAACAGGTTTTATCAACTCACACAGGCAGCAAAAAAACAAAAACCCTACAGCGATTTTTGTAAAAGTGCCTACTATAATGCCTTTGTAAAGTTTGGCAGTTTTATAAACAATGGTAATCCCTTGTATCCAGAAAGATTCATTGACTATGTGATTAAAAGTGGAGTCAAATTAGATCATTGGTGCAGAGATGAATTGTATGACAAATATCTGTCAGAATTAGTTAAGATTGAACCAGTGGAAAGTGCAGTTCAACGTAGCCTACAATATATGATGGAGTGGGGCGAAGAACAAAATGCAAATTTTGCACACTACTTCAATTATGTCAGCGTAAATAGAGCCGTGCATAATATACGTGATGGCAAAATCAGTCCTTGGATGGTTATGAATTCTGTTAGCGGTGTAGAATTACTAAAAAAATTTAGTAACGAGCAGTTAGAGCTAGTTAATCAAACACTTGACATACCATTCTGGGTTAAGAAAATTAGAGATAATCCTGCGGACGTTGCACTGGTAAAAGAAATTTGTAAAGAAACGGGAATAGAATGAGATTACAAGGTTTTGTAGAAAAAGGTTGGGGATCTGAGTTAATTTGGGCAACCAACGACAAGTACTGCGGCAAGTTGTTAAAATTTAACAAAGGTGCTAAGTTTAGTATGCACTTCCATGCTGTGAAAGATGAAACATGGTATGTTCTAAGCGGCAAATTTGAAGTCAAATATATCATGACACAGGATGCCAGTCAACGTACTGAAATTCTTGAAGAAGGTGCCATATGGCATAACTTACCTTTGGAACCACATCAATTGATCTGTTTAGAAGAAGGTGTTATTATCGAAGTAAGTACACCAGACAGTGTAGAAGACAATTATCGTGTGCTGCCTGGAGACAGTCAAAAATGACCAAGATAGTAGTCAACGGCACATTTGATATACTACATCCGGGACATGTGGCAATGTTGAATTATGCAAAAAGCCTTGGAGTATATCTTTTAGTTTTAATTGATTCCGATCGAAGAGTTAAAGAACTCAAAGGCAATAATAGACCTGTTAATAATCAACGCGATCGACAATTCTTGTTAAAAAATCTCAAAGCAGTAAATGATGTTTGGATTTTTGACAGTGACGAAGAACTTGTAGAAAAAATAAGATTAGCCTCACCGGATATTATGGTCAAAGGCAGCGATTATATTGATAGACCAATACTAGGACAAGAACTTGTAAAAAAGATAGAGTTTTATGACAGAACAGAACATTCAACAACAAAAATCATTCAAGATATTATTAATCGGTGATGCATGTGAAGACACATATACCTACGGGTATGTGAATCGTATTAGTCCTGAGGCTCCTGTGCCCATATTTGAACCGCACTATACTATACACCATGATGGTATGGCTGGAAATGTTCGCAAGAATCTAGAGGCACTGGGATGTACAGTTAATTTCCTACACGGTGCAGTAAACAAAAAGAATCGACTAATTGATCACCGTAGTAAACAACAGCTTCTTCGTGTAGATCACGATGTTGAAAGCGAACCTGTTAGATTTGAAACAGCAATACCACCCGTGTACGATGCAGTGGTGATCAGTGACTATTGTAAAGGCACCGTGGATTATCAGTTAATAGAAGAACTAGTTAAAGAAGTAACTGTACCAATCTTTATTGATACTAAGAAACATGACCTAGCTCGTCTAGCTGGTTGCTATGTAAAAATCAATGCATTAGAAAAAAGCCGTGTTACTAGTTATCATCCAGAGCCTGATCACTTGATTGTTACTCATGGCGACAACGGTGCAGAATGGAATGGTTGGATTTTTCCTGCAGAAATAGCAGGCGATGTAACTGATGTGTGTGGTGCAGGAGATACATTTTTAGCGGCACTGGTGTATAAATTTTTAGAAACAAAACACATGCCTGATGCAATTAAATTTGCAAACAAGGCAGCATCAATAACAGTACAACACGTAGGTGTGTACGCACCAAGACTGGAGCAAATAAATGCCTGATATTGATATTGACTTCCCAGATAGAACAAAGGTACTTGATATTATCAAGCATGTGCCTGCATCTATAGAAACAAATGGCATCATTAAAAAACACAACACTGGAGTATACTGTCATACTATTCCTTGCAATCCAATAACTGGATTAAGCAGTATAGACTACAAGACAGCGGAAGATAGAGGATATTTTAAAATTGACTTTTTGAATGTCAGCGCCTACGAAGGTGTAAGAAGTGAAGCACATCTAGAAGAATTATTGGCTGTTGAGCCATTATGGGATTTATTAGAAGATCCTGCCGTATGTGATCAAATGTTTCACATTAACGGATATCATAATTTAATTGCTAAACTCAAACCCGCTAGTATTGAAGAACTAGCAATGTTCCTCGCCTTGTTGAGGCCGGGTAAAAAGCATTTGATCCCAGTATGCGAGGAAAAAGGATTCCAGGCTATCAAAGATGATATTTGGGTCAAGACAGACGATGCGTATTTCTTTAAAAAGGCTCATGCTGTTGCGTATTCTCATGTTATTGTTGTTCAACTCAATCTACTCTGTGAACGAGTCAGTTACCCTTTTTCCTAGTTGACCTAACTAGTTGAATACTTTTTCTCTTAACACGTTTTTCTGCGATCTCACTTAAATTTACTGTAGGTCCGAATAATACAATAACATCTTTGCTGTTGAATGTTTTAATATAGGGTCTAAAATTAATCATTTCAGATTTTAGAAAAATACTAATAGGTATTTTACGATTACTTTCCCACCACCAAACTTCACCCATTTCTAAAAATATCTGTTTTTCTTCTTCGGTGCGGATATCTGCGTAGCTATAGATACTAGCGACATTATCATCAAAGTTGATGATTATTCCAACATATTCGTTTTCAGACGTTTTAATGCAGGATATAAAGGGAAAGTTTTTTTCGAATTCGTCCTTGTTCTTCATTACAATAAATATAGGTATGCAAAAATTACCAGTCTATTTATACTCCAATTTATTCAGCATACAATTAGATTTGGACAACGAAGTGCGGGAGACCAACAATACTATGTATCAACGCGAGCTAAGAATACAAAAAGGCCTTAAAAATAAGGTACAACTACAGTTTAAAAACTCTGACCAAAAAGCTGTGAGAGTACGTGCTGTTACAAACACTGCTGGGCCTACTTCGACATCCAGCAATACTATATCTCTAGTTGATGCATCCAATGTTCAAGTTGGTATGATTATCAATAGCAACAATATACAGACCGGCACCTATGTTTCTGCAATATCTGCCAATGTTGTCACTGTAGAAAATCTAAATCCTGTGTATGACCCCGATACTGATCAATTTTTATCTCCTGTAATTTCTGCAATATCATCTGGAACTAGCCTTAGTTTCAATCACAATTTTGTGTTCAGTATGTTTGATGCTGTACAACAACGAATGGTATTACAAAAGTCTGTAGAAGTAGTAGACGACGGTGCAACTACAGCAACTAGAGGTCTTGCCCTGCTTACCCTAACAGAAAATGACACTAGAAATTTAGACACTAGTTATTACACGTTTGGTGTTACACTAACTGACAATGACGGTGCTAACTTGCCTGCTTATTCAAATACCTATTATGGTATAAATGGCACAGTTAGACTAACGCATGACCTATGGCCAACACTAAAAGACAGTGGCGCTGTGTCTGTATTTCAAAAGTATGTTAATGTGGCCAACACACGATATGACTTTTACACTGGTAATTTAAGAGCATACCCAGAACTAACACAGACTACCACAATGGCTATGTATCTAGATAACTTCACAGGCACTGTTAAAATACAGGCGTCTATGGAAAATGGCCCGGGTGCTTTTGCCAACTATGTTACTCTAGAGACTAAAACCTACACAGGATTTAGTGGTGTTGACTATGCCAATGCTGAAGGTAGTTGGAGTGATGTTAGAATTATTTGGATTCCTGATAATTGGGATATTCCATCTGGGCAAAATTACTACAGCCCACAGATGCCGGGTAATCCCACACCTGGATCGGACTATTGGCCTAACGGAAAAATTGACAAAGTATTGTATAGAAGCTAAAATATATGTATGAATCTCATACAGGCTTCCGTACAAACTTTCTTGCCTCCTAAAAGAAAGACCACTCCTAGCGGCTGGACGAGTTTTAATGCTGTATGTTGTCATCACAACGGTGACAGCCCAGATACTAGAAAACGTGGCGGTGTGCTGTTCAGTGAGGACGGATTCCAATATCATTGTTTTAACTGCGGATTCAAGGCAGGATGGACTCCTGGTAAACTTCTAAGTAAAAATACCAAAAATTTATTGTCATGGATGGGAATGCCCACTGACGAGATTAACAAGCTCAATCTTGAAGCACTGCGTAGTAAAGAAGACATTCCTAAAGTAGTTAAGACATTTAATTTTGATTTGCAGGAAAAAGAACTGCCTGAAGATTCTGAATCAATAATATCATGGGCACATGATTTAACAAGGCTTAACAGTGAGTTAAGAGATAAATTTTATAGTATTGTTCAATACATTGACAACAGAGGATTTGACCCATACGATCAAAGATTTTATTGGTCGCCTGCCCCTGGCTATTCGGATCGAGTAATCATAGCGTTTCGTCAAGATGGAAAGATTGTTGGCTACACTGGACGTAAGGTCACAGAAGGCAAACCTAAATACCTTACAGATGCTCAACCTGGATACGTGTTTAACATTGATAATCAAACTGAAGATAGAGAATATGTAATTGTAGTAGAAGGTCAGTTTGATGCCATGGCAGTGGACGGCGTGGCAATCATGTCTAACGACCCTAATGCTACGCAGATTGCTAGAATTAATCGACTAGGTAAAAAAGTTATAGTAGTACCTGATCGAGACAAGCCCGGTGCTAAAATGATACAGACTGCGTTAGACAACGGGTGGAGTGTTAGTATGCCTGATTGGGAGTCTGACGTTAAAGACTGTGCAGATGCTATGAAACGATACGGCAGACTGTACACACTGTTCACAATATTGGAAAGTCGAGAAGACAGCGAGATAAAAATACAACTAATGAAAAAGAAACTAGAAAACCTAAATGAGTAAAACAAACTATAACGCTGAAATACAAAAATTATATCTGGAGATGTTTCTGTCAGACGCAGAAACATTTGTACGCTGTCAAAATATCTTTAATCCAGATAGCTTTGACAAACGATATCAAGATTCTGCAAAATTTATCACAGAATATTTAGATCAATACAAAGTCATGCCTGAGGTCAGTATTGTCAATGCTGCCTGCGAATCTGATTTCCAAGCAGTGTCACTGCCCAAAGAAAATTATGATTGGTTAATGAACGAATTTGAAAATTTTGCACGGCATAAGGCACTAGAACGTGCAATCTTGCAAAGTGCCGATCTACTGGAGAAAGGTGAATACAATCCAGTTGAAAAGCTGATCAAGGATGCAATACAGATCAGTCTTAACAAAGACATGGGCACAGACTATTGGTTAGATCCTCGTGCTCGATTACTAAAACTTAAAGATAATAATGGTCAAATTTCAACTGGCTGGCTCACTGTTGATAAAAAATTATATGGTGGATTTAAACGCGGTGAATTGAATATTTGGTGTGCTGGGTCAGGCGGAGGTAAGAGTTTGTTCCTAGCTAACCTAGGTGTTAACTTTTCTTTAGCAGGATTGAATGTAATCTACTTTACCTTTGAACTTTCAGAAGAATTAGTAGGTATGCGTATTGACAGTATGTTAACCGATATTGCAGCCAAAGATATTTTTAAGAACCTTGACGATGTTGAAATGAAGGTTAAATTAACAGGAAAGAGGGCAGGAGGAATCCAAATAAAATACATGCCTTCCGGTAAGAATTGTAACGATTTGAGGTCATATTTAAAAGAATATCAGGTCAAAACAGGCAAAAAACCTGACATAATTTTAGTGGACTACTTAGACCTAATGATGCCACTAAGTGTTAAAGTTAGTCCTAGTGATCTGTTTGTTAAAGACAAATATGTTTCAGAAGAACTACGTAACTTGGCTATGGAAACACAGGCAGTTGTGGTAACAGCGGCACAGTTAAATCGTTCAGCAGTTGATGAAATTGAGTTTGATCACAGTCACATCAGCGGAGGATTGAGTAAGATTCAAACCGCAGATAATGTTATTGGTATCTTTACTAGTAGACAAATGAAAGAACGTGGACGTTATCAAATTCAGTTTATGAAGACACGTTCAAGTAGTGGGGTTGGACAAAAAGTTGACTTAGAATTTAATATAGATACACTAAAAATTGGTGATTTAGGTGAAGATGAAAGTCAGAGTTTTAACGGACAAAGAAGTGCTGCTAGTGCATCATTAATTGACGGGTTAAAGAAAACCAGTGTAGTAACTTCTACAAATAGTGTTATTGATTCAGATGGTGTAATACGTGATATTGATCCAGCGGCAGGATCAAACATACCTAAAAATAAAGTAAGTATCAAGCCTAGGGATATTCGCGATATGTTGAATAACTTAAATCCTGAGAAAGATTAAAGCCAAGTAGCTATCTTATTTTGAGCAACCAGTTCTATTCCTCGTTGCCATTGTTCTTCTTCTGTGAGGTTGAATACAGATTCTATCGTAGTAGGTGTGTTTAACCAACTAGTGTTTTGTTGCCAGGGCATTTCTCCTGCTAACTCTCCGTCTAATTGCCCGGGTCCCCAACCGCAGTGACCAACACAAGCTCGATAAAGTGCAGGGCCTACACCGTCTGCAATAGCAGCTAATATAGAAATATCATTGCTTATTCCGATATCTTCTGTAACTGCCATTGTAGTACTAGATCGCCAATCTAAACTGTGCAAAACAAATACCCTATGTGTATCTACAGGTCCGCCGATGTAAATTCTGTCTTGTTTGTTACTCATAATGCCCACACTCTGCATTATTTGATCAATGGTGGTTTTAGGTGCCGGTTTATTAACCATGAGTCCCCAGGCTCCGCCTGAGTGATGTTTGGATAGTATTATTACACTCTTAGAAAAATACGGCTCTTCTAATTTAGGATGTGCTATAATAATATGTCCTGCTAGACTTTTGTTTCCCTTCATTAGTATATTTAATAAAATAAATAACCAATATGAGCATGTTTGAGTTTACAGATCCTATTGAAATACACGATACGCTGAATCCTAAAATTTGGGACGGAGAGCACCTTCGTAATGACGTACAGGTTGCATTATTACGTATTGCTAAAGAATTTTACGAATTTCTAAATATTAATGTGCGTGTTGACGATGTAATAGTGTCAGGTAGTCAAGCCAATTATAATTACACGAAATACAGCGATTTAGATCTACATCTAATTGTGCCCTACAGTCAAGTAGAATGTGATGCTAGTGTTGCTGAATTATTTGACACTAAACGTAAACTATGGAAAGAAGAACACGATATTACAGTAAACGGTGTTCCTGTAGAATTGTATGTTGAAGACATCGAAGAACCCGCAGTAAGCTCAACGTATTCCATAGTTAAAGATCAATGGATTAAAAAGCCCGAACAGACTAATGTAAAATACAACAGAGCTGATATTGAAGATTCTGTTAATGCTTGGGAAAGATTGATCAAACATGCCGTTGAGCATAAAAATCTTTCTCTTTGTCTACAGCTCAAAGATCTACTAAAAAAATATAGAAAACTAGGATTAAAAAAATCTGGTGAGTTTGGCGTACCTAACCTAGTGTTTAAAAGTCTAAGAAATGACGGTGTAGTCGAACTGTTAATGACAACTATAAACCGTCTTAAAGATCAAGAACTAGGAATTTAAAAATAACTTACATTGATCCGATAAGGATACAAGAATTCGTTATTTTCTTTAGTTTCATTTTTACGCAATTCAATTCTGCTAGTCTTACCTAAACAGATACTGGCCATAGTACCTGGCATACTTTGATTTCCAATAAACAAATCACAGCCTGCTAACACTCTAGAAAGATGTAGCATGTCCTCAGTATGATAATAATTAACTTCGCATTTATAAAGGTCTTCGAACCAGGCGTGTTCTGATTCATGTCCAACAAATACACACTGGTCAGCTAGACCCATATCAATCCATTCTTTCCATTGCGGATTATATACCGGGGCACCGTCGAGGTATTTTTCATTGCGACTAATTACCACAGGGCGATTAGGAATGCGTATAGGATCTTTACATTCTAACCAGGCACGTTGTTGTAGGGCTTCAAAGTTTGCCTCCATATCAATACCTTGGCTAGCAGCATATTGGTTAGTAAAGTTTCTTGGCCATACACCGCCGGCACTGTGATGTCTACAGACTTCTTCAAATTCGTGTGTTACCTGCTCACCTTTCCACACTTGAAAACTCTTGATAAAACTTTGATCTTTCATCAATGGCTCGATCATATCATAGTCTTTTTGTGTCATGCGTCCACTGTGGATACCTGCATTAGGCCATCCAAGTTTTTCTTGAATCATACGATCCATATTGTTTAGACGTAGATAGAAATCTCCGCCGCCTAGAATTTTAACAATACAAAGACTAGTAAGAACATCGCCCAGTGTACCGGAGTGAGTAAAAGAAAGATTAGAAGTAGTGAACATTTGATCTAATAAAATAACATTCATTTCTGCTTAGTGGCAGATCTTTGCGGCATTCACAAAAAGTAGTTTTACCTAGGCCAATTGCAAGACTTAGACACATACTTTGACTGCCAATAAACTGTTCCGCACCTGCAATAACACGGGCAACATCTAAAATGTTTTCAGTTTTGTAGTGAGGAATTTTTATGTCTAGGCTTTGTTCAAACCAAGCATGTTCATCTTCTTTGCCCACATAGACTGCGGTTTCTGTGAGTCCACGTTTTAGAAACTCTCTCCATCCTTTGATTTCTGGATCGCAGCCGTAGAGGTGTCGATTAACACGATTGACCACTACAGGTCGTCCCGGAATACGAATAGGATCTGCAACTTCTAACCAAGGAGTCAACATAAATTCCTTGTAATTTTTATAGAAATCTATTCCTAGTGCGGCAGCATAACTGTAGGCATAGTTACCGTTTTGTTGAACAATAGTAAAGCCTGCTTCTTCTAGCTGATGATCAATCTGTTCACCGTTATAGACATTAAAGCTGTTAATATATGGAAGACTTTCCATAAATGGTTTAAGAATATCGAATTGACGTTGCGTCATTTCTCCAGTATGATCACCTGCCGAACCTGCACCTAGTACACGTTTAGCCATACGGTCCATATCGTTGAGTCTTAGATAGAAGTCGCCACCTCCTAGATGTTTTACCATCGCTAGCGAATAAATTAGGTCACCAAAGGTTCCTGAATGAGAGAATTTTAACATAGTGTTGTAAGTTTAACATATTTACAACACTATGTCTAGAGAGGAAAATTATCCGAACGTTGATGTTGATGCTAGTACAACTGTAGAAGTAGCTGTGCCTAATTGTAATAGTTTAAATTGTACTAAATCAATTTTTCCTGGATTACCGACATGAGCTCCATTGTTTTGCCAATTTACATCCGAAGTAACACCGTTAATAGAAAATCCAGTAATAGTTCTAGCAGTAGCAGTTTGATGAACAAATACATTAACATACTTGGTTATTCCAGAAGCTGTATTAATATAATTATAGATACCAACTACAAAGTTAGCGTTTGGTCTAAATATTGAGGTATCATCTCCGGAATCATTCCAATCTATAAAAACTGTAGAGGTTGTATTTGTCTGAGTACCGTGACCCGTTAGATACTTATTGAAGAAAATACCACCACTGTCATTTATGAAGTCTCCTCTTTGATATATATTTCCAAATACACCTATACCCCCTTGAACTACTACTGCTCCAGTACTTGTAGAAGTGGAATTTGATCCCTGTACTAGCATTCCACTTCTAGCAGTTACTATTCCTCCCTGCACTGTTAGGCCTGTGCTCATGGTAGCAGTACCAATAAAACTAGAAGTTGAACTTACTAGTATATCAGTATTAACAATTAAATTTTTACCAATATATGCACCACCGGCTAGTTGTAGGGCACCAGTAACGCCGTTGTTTAATGCGGCATCTGCATTAGTTGAGGTAAAAATACCAACATATGGAAACTGTAGTAAGCCGGTTGCGCCGGTTGCGCCTGTGGATCCGACATTTCCTCCTACACCTTGTATACCTGTAGCACCAGTAGTTCCCGGAACACCTGTCTGCCCTGTAGCACCAGTAGCACCTGTGCCTCCTATTGGTCCAGTGGCACCAGTGGCACCAGTTGAACCTGTAGTACCTTGAATACCAGTAGCACCAGTACCGCCAACAGCACCAGTAGCACCTGACCCAGTAGCACCAACTGGTCCAGTACTACCTGTAGCACCAGTACCGCCCATAGCACCTGTGGCACCGTCGTAGCCAGTTGCACCAGTTGCACCTTGAGCCCCTGTAGCACCTCCAATACCAGTAGCACCTTGTGATCCTGTAGCACCAGTTGCACCAGATCCAGTTAATCCTGTAGCACCATCTAATCCTGTAGCACCTGTTGGGCCTGTAGCACCTGTACCTCCTGTTGGACCGCTTGGACCAGTTGCTCCTGTAGATCCTGTAGCACCTGTTGATCCTGTTGATCCTGTAGCCCCAATAGGTCCTGTAGCACCTGTAGATCCCTGTTGTCCGGTAGCACCTGGAACATTACTTACGCCTGTAGCACCCGATGGTCCTGTAGCACCGGTAGCACCTGCTGCCCCAGTTGATCCAGTTTCACCTTGATTTCCTTGATTTCCTTGAATGCCCGTTGCACCTGTTGCACCAGCACCTGTTGCGCCAGTTGGTCCTGTAGCTCCCGCAGCACCTGTAGCACCATCTTGCCCTACTGCGCCGGTTGCACCAGCGCCAGTGGCGCCTTGAGGACCTGTAGCGCCGGTTGCACCTGTAGCACCTGTAGCACCAGCACCCGTAGAACCTTGAGGACCTGTGGCGCCTGTGGCTCCAATATTACCAGTGGCACCAGTGGCACCTGCACCTGTGGCTCCCTGAGAACCTGTTGCACCTGTTGCACCGTCGGCACCTGCATTACCTGTAGCACCTGTAGCGCCGGCGCCAGTAGCACCTTGATTTCCTGTGGCACCTGTGGCACCTGTACTACCTTGATTTCCTGTGGCTCCTGTGGCACCTGCACCAGTAGCACCTGCAGGTCCTGTTGCGCCTGTTGCGCCAGTAGCACCTGTACTACCAATATTACCTGTAGCACCTGTCGACCCAGTAGCACCTATATTGCCTGTTGCGCCAGTGGCACCTGTGGCTCCAATATCTCCTATAGCACCTGTAGCACCTGCACCTGTGGCTCCCTGCGGACCAGTAGCACCTGTACTGCCTGTAGTTCCTTGTACACCTGTGGCACCTGAGCCTGTAGCACCAGTTAAACCTGTAGCACCTTGAGCACCTGTTGATCCTTGGAAACCGGTAGCACCAGTCGAACCGGTAGCACCAGTTGAACCAGTAAATCCTGTTGCGCCTGTACTACCTGTTGCGCCTGTAGTTCCAATAGGACCTGTTGCACCGCCCGGAGTTCCTGGAATACCCTGTGGTCCTGTAGCACCAGTAGTTCCTGTTCTTCCTGTTGCACCGGTACCACCTGTTGCACCATTTCCGCCAACCGGTCCTTGAGGTCCAGTGGCACCTGTTGAGCCAGTAGCGCCTGCGCCAGTGGCTCCTTGATATCCTTGATATCCTATTGGTCCAAGAGGGCCTGTTGCTCCTGTTGAACCTGGTCCACCTGTAACACCAGTGGCACCGGATGGTCCAGTAGCACCAGTACTGCCCAAATCTGCTGTAGCCACAACAAACCAAGTTGTTGTAGTTAAGGCCAATCCCTGTGTTCTATCCACTGCCACCGTAATACTGTTGGTAACAGTGTCGATTACTGTGATCTGGCCTTCTACCCAATCATTAACAGGAACAATACTTTGATAATTCTTTGCACGTACACGCTGACCTAAAATCAGTGCTGTTTGGTCATTTAAAACAAATGTCTTATTACCTGTATTAATTGTATGACTGCTGGTACTGTAACTACCTAGTCCTAGGCCTGTGGCACCGGTTGCACCTGTTTCACCTTGTATACCAGTGGCGCCGTCGAGGCCGTTGTCACCAGCTTCACCAGTAGCGCCAACTACGCCACCGCTGACACTGACTATGCCTGATCCGTCAATAGTCAGTCCGCTGCCAATAATAACACCGCCAAGCGTTGAAGTAGTTGCTGAACTTAAACTTAATACTTGGCCAGAAATTTCTAATCCACCGCCAACTCGTATAATACCTGCTGTGCTAGTAGTGGCAGTGTTTAGAGAAACTACAATTGTTGAAGTATCAACACTGACCACACCTGCTGCAACTTGAAGTCCATCTCCAACTTGCATGATACCTGCTGTAACTGCACTGGCAACTGGAATATTAATTAGATCGTTAAAATCACCAGTGACTGCAACACCACTGAGTGTTTGTTGACTTTGATCAATCTTACGATCAATCAAATCTGAGAATGTGTAGTTGATACCATCAACACTGGAAATTTCAATGCCGTAGGTTCCCACAAAATCACTACGCATTACACCGCTCGTTAGATTGGGCAATAGGGTAGCATTGGTAACACTGCTGATATCTGAGAATGTCACTGTGGTAGCAGTGGATAAAATATCTACATACAGTCTAAGGCTACTGTATTGATCAATTGGAAATTCACGAAGTTGTACTGTGATGTTGCCCGCAGTTTCTAAGTAGTGTACTGGTGCGTCTGTAAAACTAACTAGAACTGTGCCTGTAACTGAGGCTCTTCTAAATAGTCTCTGAGTCCAGTCTGCTAGTTGAACTTCACGTATTTCTGCACCAACCATGTAGTTTTGATAGTCGTCTGCATTTTCTGCACGAGTAGTGCTGGTTGTACCTTTGAGCAAGGTTGTACCGTCAATTTGA